AGCATGACCAAAACGCCCGATTATATTTCGGGCTACGAGACCCACCGTCATAGGGGGATGGACTTTATATTTATCACGCAAGGCCCGTATCTGATTGACCGGCACTTGCATCCCCTGATTGACCATCATTACCACATTTACCGCCCGTTCGGTTTCAAGAGGTCAACGATCCTCGAATGGCAGGGCGTCAACCCGACCCCTGCCCCGTTGCAATCTCGGACCAATGCTGCCGTTCGCAACTTCAGTTTCCCGAAGAAGTATTTCGACCATTACAAGTCTGCGACTATTCACACGGTCCAGCGCCGCATCCCTTGGAAGCTGTTTGGCATCTTCGGGCTGGTCGCCTTGGGCCTCTGCGTCGTGGCCTATCTCGGCTATCGGTCGTCGCAGTCCGATCTGCTCAACAAGTATCGGCGGGGCTCCTCTGAGGAGAGTGGCGCGGCCCAGCTGGAGCGCGATCTAGCGGCGTCTGATCCGGCTAAGTGCGCTGCCATCCTGGCGCGAACACCGTCCGACCTAGTCATAAGGATACAAGGCCACCGCTCACGGCTTCGTGCTGATGCTGTTACCGTTGCGGAAGGGCGACTCGTCGTCGGTGGAAACACTGAGTTGAGTTGGCCGCTGTGTAGAGTTACCCAGTAAGACGTGGTAAGACACAGTATGACACATAGGAACCCTGACCGTGCATCACCTAGAGCAACAGCTGGTATCGTTGACCGTCCGGCTTCCGAAGGAGTTGGCGGATGCGTTCGACCGCGCCTGCCACGCGAAGGATCGGACCAAGTCCCAGATCATGCGGGACCTCATCAAGTCCTTCCTCGCGGGCGACAAGCAGCCAAAGCTGCCGCTCTGACCGGGTTGACCGTGTCCGACCTGACCGCCCCGCAGGGGTGGGCTGGGCGGGCGCGGGCGGCCCTAGATGTGCGCAGTAACACAGCACATCTGTCCGGTTTCCGGCACTTTGGTCCGTGTCATGATTGATTGGGTCTCCTTCAATCTGCCGTGGGACGGGCCTCCGGTCGGCCTCCAATACTTCAAGCGGGAGACCTGGGACGCGCCCATTGAGCCAGCGTTTAACAAGGCGCTGATGGTCGAGGGCTCGTGGTCGTCCGCTATGGCTGTCCAGGCTATCGGCGGGCGGCTCTACGTCTCGGGCAACCCGGTCAAGTGGCTGACCGGGCAGAACGTGTGTGGCACGAATGACCTGCAACGCCTCGTCACGATGACCTATGACCGGCTGCTCGGCATCCTGGGTCTGCCGGACGGCATGAGGACGCGCCTCGATCTGATGGCTGGGGAAACCAAGCTTACTCGGGTGGACTGCACCTTTTCCTATCGTGTCGGGACCGATGAGGAGGTGGTTACGTGGTTGGCCGCGATGGAATTGGCCTGCCACGTTCGGTTCCGGGGGCGCGGCCATTTTGACCAAGGAATGTGTTCGCTGATGTTCGGCCTTACTTCTCCCAAGGAAGGCACAAAGGCCAAGGGGTCTCGGCGCTCGTCGTTCAAGTTCTATAATAAGCTGCGGGAAATGTCGGTGCATGAACCCAAGTGCAGCGGCGATATGGCGAAACGCATTAAGTCCATCGTGACGGGTGCGGTTCGTGGGGAAGCGTGTTATCGTGGCATCGAGCTAAAGCGGTTCGGCCTCGATGTTGTCAAAGCCTGGGATCAAGGGACGGCGTATAAGCTTCATAGGGAATGGGTGGACAGAATGGAAATGGCAGAAACCTACACGTTGAAGAGTGAAATCGAGCGCGACCTGCCGAAGCGGTTGCAGGTTGCTTATCACCTGTGGCGTTCTGGCGTGGACGTTCGGGAAATGATGGGGCGGACGCAGTTTTATATCCGCCGCAAGGAATTGCTCGCTCATGGTATCGACATTTCTGCGCCCCGGCAGGGGCAAGATGCCGTCAACGTGATACCGATTTTGCGGGTGTTGGAAGCGAAACCGATGGATGAGGAAGAAACGGAAATGATGTTCTGGAACATGGCGAGGGCAGCGTGATTAACTTTTTCCTGCGATCCGGTCTCGCGGCCGGTTCGCTCTTTTTTTTGGCCTCTTGTGCATACAGCGTAAGACCTGAGTCGGTCCCTGTCCCACAGGAAACCGCGCGTAGGTCGCTGGTGTCGGGTTCCGTGCCCGAGGTTATCCGGGGTGTCGATCTGAACCTCGGCGCTGTCTCGGTCTCCGGGTCTGGGTTCTTGGACATGGCTCCGATGCCGCTCTGTGATGCGGCTGCGGTGATCTTGGGCGACTCCCTCAAGGTGCCTCATTCCTGTTCGGGGGTGGGCACGGTTGCGCTCGTCCATCCCTCGGACGATCCGTTGTCCCTCCTGGCGCTTTTTGTCGCGACGGTGGAGCGTTTGGGCGGGGCTGTCGTCTTCGCGAACGGGTCTGCCACTGTCACGGGGCTTGTCGATCAGGGGGAAGCTGCCGGGGTGCAGGGCGCTCCGTTAGAGGGCGTCCAGGGCGCGGAGCCTGTCGCCGGGCTTGATGCCTTTACGGTGTCTGCAACAGGCGATTTCGATCAGCTGCGCCAAGTCGCTAGCTTCGGCCGTTCGGGGCTCGCTCGTCGTGCCTCCGGATATGCCTCGGCTGAGGAGGTCCAGCTGGCGGCGGATGATATGGGCCTAAGCCTTCGCGCCGTGGCTCTGCGGGGCTCCGTGTTCGTCGTGGGCGACGAAACCGCGCTTCGCACCTGGGACATGCTCAACGAGTCCCTAGGGCCTGCGGTGGTCCCTGTGGCGGCTCCGGGGCTCTCTGAGCCTGTTCTCGCGGCCTATCGGTCGGCCTATCCGCAAGTCGGGATGGATTTAGACCCGGCCTCTGGCACCGTGTTTGTCTCGGGCTATGCCGAGGACGTGGCCGGCGCGGTGGCCGGTCTCCGGGAGACACAGCCGGCCGACTCGCGAGTGCGTATCAACGGGCTGTTTTTCTCCTACTCTTCCGGGTCGTTGAAGGCGCTCCAAACCGATTTGCAGCTGGATGGGCTGGGCGGCGATCTGCTCGACGGTTCTTCCGTGGGCCTCCCCTTCTCGGTGGTCGTTGACCAGGTCGAAAGTTCGGACTTCGTCCAGGTCGTTGCGCGGCCTTCGCTGACGGCCACGCTAGGCGTTCCGGCTGAGTTCCGGTCCGGTGGCGAAGTTCCGGTGGTTGGCTCGGTCGATCTTGAGACCGGCGCGGAGACCATCACTTATCGGGAAGTCGGGTTGTCCATGCGGGCTACAGCTGCGCCGCTGTTGGGTGGTCTCGTCCGCGTGGCGCTGGTTGTGGAGCTGGCGAACGTCGAGGGCACCGGCGTGCGCAACAACCCGAGTTTTGAGACGCGGTCCGTCTCGACCTCGGTCGATCTGCGCCGCGGTGACACGGTGATGCTCTCTGGCTTGGCTGAAATGACCCGAGCGAGTTCGCGGGGCCGCTCGTTCGGTCTGCCTTCCTTTGCTGGTCGGCAGGAAGACAGGCAACTCGGCCTCTTTGTAACCTTGGAGTGATTGGGATGGGCGATCCGTCTTTGGCTTTCAGCGCCTTCGCGGCGCTCGTCGTGGGCCTCGCGTGGCTGTGTGGGGAACGATGATCCGCGCGGTTCCTGGCGGGGCCGTAGGCTCGGGCGTGGTGACGGTCCACGCTGTTCCCCGTGTGACCGGCTGGCCGTCAGCTGCTTCGGTCTGTGGCATCAAGCCTTGGCGGGGCTGGTTTAAGGTGGAGTCCGCCCTTGATTTCGCGGTGGCCTGCCCGTCCTGCTGGCGCCCTTCTGCGCAAGGCTGCGAGGTCGTGGAGCAACCTGAGCCCTGAGCCTCGGTCCATTCTCTGCCAACCTTCCCGGCCCCTTCGGGGGCCGGTCGCGTTTAGGGCTTCCCGCGGTGTCATTGGGCGCTGTGCGCCCACTATTCCGGCCGCGTGAGCGGTTCCGGGGGTTTTAGGGGGGCAACCCCCTGCTGGGTCTGGGGCTGGCCCCAGGGCGCAACGCGCCATTGTTCCGCCCTCGGAAACAATCCCCAAGGTTGATGTTTTCGCGCCACAGTCGCGGCATGGTGGCAAAATCTTGCTTAAAAGTTCTTGCGGAGTCTCACGGGGTCGTGCGCTGTCTGCATCTACGAACAACCGGCAAGACGGTGTGGAGCGAGGGAACGGGATGCATATTCGGTTTGGAGCGACGGAGACGCGGGATATTCCCGCGAAGGATGATCGGGCGGCGAGCGTCATGACCGTCCAGAAGGGATGGATCATCGACGCCGGGACCAATGGGGAACCTGACACGTCCGTGCCCTTCCAAGTGACTGTCGGGCGCGGGCAGGAGCCTTATGCCATCGGGCCGCGCTACCGCCTGACTGCTGCGCATCTTCAAGTCGCCAAGTTCGGACGCATCGAGTTCAACCCCTACGCGCCCTTCGTTCTGGAGGAGGCGCAGACGCCTGACGCGCGCCTGTCGGCCCTGGCTGCGGCCTCCGGCCCTGGCAAGGCGGCGTGAGATGGAAGGCGGCGGCTTCTACCAGCTGACGCCCGAGGAGATGCAAGGCCTCGCAACAGCGGTCATCAAGCTGCTGGTGATCTGCGGGGCCTTCAAACTGGTCCGGGTGGCGTTCCGCTAACCGGCTAACCCGGCCCTAGAAGGGGCCACAACTCGGAGGGACTACGAATGGAAGACGGCGGCGCGGGCGCTCTGCTTGCTGAGGCTGCGGGCATCGCCACGACCATCGGCGGGGCGGCTCTGGCCATCCTCGGCGTGGCGATGGCCTTCCGCATGGCGCGTCGGGCCTTCTCTTAAGGCTCTGGCGACGTGACGGACCTGGGGGGCGGCTCTGCAAAGGGCGCCCCCTTTTTCATTCCAGCGGAAAGGCCCCGGCGATGTGGGACGAATGGGAAGACTGGGACGGCGAGGACCGGGAGGACCGGGAAGACGTCGATCGCCAGGACGAGGACGAGGGCGGCGAGGTTGGCGAGGGCGAGTTGAGCCTTTGCGCCGATGCTTTCGAGTATGGCGAGCAAGAGGACATAGGCCAGGAGGAGGAGGAGGAGGAAGAAACCAGCGTGGAGGAAGAAGAGGCGTTCGCGGAAGACCCCGACACGGGCGGGCTCCTCAACCTTCGGCAGTCCAACCCCCTCAAGTTCCGTTTTGGTGGCAACCTCTGATGCAAGGCACCTGTGATGATCTCGACCATCGACCCGTTGCAGCTGTTCGTCCTGGCGGTGATCGCCGGGGCTTTCTGGCTCCTGTTCTCCTGATCTGGCTCCTCGGGCGGGCGCTCCGCTGGATGGGCTGGCCGCTGTGGTATCTCGTCGGCCTTGGGGCGGTGATTGGCATGGCCTCGCCCGCGTGGTCCTTCCAGGCTCCGCTCGGCTTTGTCGAGCTGGTGAACGGTGGCGCAGCTGCCATCACGGCTTACACCGGCACGGCGCAAGCGAACGTCCAGTATCTCAATCCCGCGAACGGCGGCGCTCTTGCAAATGCGACTGTCAACCTGACGCTGGATCGTCGGCGGCTTGCCATGGCTATGGCGCGGTTTGGGGCCGCGTATGGGGCGGGCGTGGCCTTCTTCACGTTCAATCCGACGATGGCCGGGATTGATTGCGGCGTGGGTGTCAATGAGGACGTGTTCTGCCGCGCCAAACAGGACGTGGCGCAAGGCATGTATTCGACGTGCCAGATTGTCACGGCGTTAGACTCCGCGAACATCAATCGAAACTGGATGAATTTTACCTGCCTCAACGGGCAGGCGACAAACTATGTCCAGCTGATTACTCCTACGCGACCGGAATGTAATCAGTTCCAAGTTTCGTTCTATAAGTGTGAGGTCATTTCTCGCGGCGGTTATGGGCAGTCGGCCAATATACCGCAATACACGTCAACGCCCCTCTTCCAAGTGACCTATATTCATCCGTGGATGGGCACGGCGCAAGGTGGCCCTGGGGATGCGACCTATCTCGGCGATAGGTTCAATTCCATAAACGCTCAGGACTGGAATAGGACCGTTAATAATCTCGGCGCGTCCACCCATGAGACGCAACAAAGCAGCGGATCGGGCGGCGTGATTATCAACCGCCCCACTGGCCCGCTTGTTCTGCCTCCTGGCAAGTCGGAGGTCCCGTCTGGCGTCGCTCCGGTGGTGCCTTCTGTTTGGACGCCTGTCAGCGTTCCCGGTGTCGAAGTCACAACCCCTGTTCCCGCTGTCGAGCCCCTGCTGCCGCCTGAGTTCGATCCGACGACTTGGCCCTTCATTCCGGACAATACGAACCCGTGGACCCATCCCGGCCAGGGCACCGGCACCACAACCGGCACTGATCCCGGCACCGGCACCGGCACCGGCACCGGCACGGGCACGGGCACCGGCACCGGCACCGGCACCGGGACCTCTACTCCCGTTGAGGTCGATGTTGACGTGGAATTTCCCGACGAAATGGACGTGCGCTGCATCGAAGGGTGCGAAGGCACGGTGGAATGGATCGGAGTTGGCGAGAGTGGGGAATTACCGTCGAAGACGGTCACGGTTGACCGTATCGAAACTGAGAGCTTTTTACCGGATGCTTGCCCTGCTGTTCCGGCTATTCCAATCTTAGGTGGGCAATCCGTGCAGATGAACATGGAACCCATCTGCTCGGCGGCGCGGAACATGAAGGGCTTTATCGTCGGCTTCGGCATCCTGGCCGGGATGATGATTGCCATTAAGGGGGTGGCATAATGCCTTATGTCATCACAACGATCACAGCGGCCCTTATCGCAGGGGCCGCTAGAATTGCGTTCATGGCTGTCGGCTTCGGGGTGATTACCTATATCGGCCTGGACGCGGCTTTGAGTTATGCCCTGTCGCAGATCAAGGCTCAAATGGGATTGGCCGGAACCGTCGCCGCGTTCGCCGGGATGATGGGGATTGACCAAGCGGTGAGCGCCGTTCTCTCGGGGCTCGCCATTCGCGTCTCCCTTATTCCGCTTAAGAAACTGGCGCTGATCTGATGCCGATAACGTTGGTCACGGGAACGCCCGGTGCGGGAAAAACTCTCTTTGCCGTCAAGAAGGTCATTGAGGAGTTAATCCCCACCGGGCGCAAAATCTATGTGAACATCAACGGCTTTACCCATGACTCGCCTAATGTCGTTGTCGTGGGCGATGAAGCGCCGAAAGAGTGGATGAAATATCCTGACGGCGGTTTCTTCGTCTTCGATGAAGTGCAGCGCCAATATCCGCACAAGAAT